TCCAACGATGTACAACTCCTCTTACGGGCGTTTATTGAGGAGTTTGCTGGTAACTGCAGATTCATCTTCACCTGTAACTACAAAAACAAAATCCTCGAACCACTTCATTCCCGTTGTGCAGTGGTTGAATTCGCAATCAAAGGAAAAGAACGAGCAACAATTGCCAACGGTTTCTTCACTCGACTTCGACAAATCCTTGACGGGGAAGGAATTCAGTACGAACCAAAAGTACTCGTTGAACTCATCAACAAGCATTTCCCCGACTGGCGACGAGTCCTTAACGAGTGCCAAAGATACTCCGTTTCTGGTTCGATTGATTCGGGTATTCTCGCGTCGTTTTCGGACATAGCAGTAAATGAACTTGTTAAAAACCTTAAGGGAAAAAACTTTCCTGAAGTACGTAAGTGGATCGTTTCTAATCTGGACAATGATACTACTGTATTGTTGCGTCGTATTTACGATGTTCTTTATGATTCCTTGGTTCCGAATAGTGTCCCTGCTGCTGTGCTTGTTCTTGCTAAGTATCAGTATCAGGGAGCGTTCGTAGCAGATCAAGAGATTAATATGCTTGCCTGTCTCACTGAAATTATGGTGGAGTGTGAGTTCAAGTGAACGAAAAAGAACTTGAAGAACTTAGATATGATGTAGCACATCATCTACTCAGTAAAATGAGTAAGGGTTCTCAATTTCAATATGCCCTAGACCGTATGCTTCAACTCTGCGATTGCTACTCAGAGGAAAAATTAAAATCACTATTACCCAAATCAAAGAAAAAAGGTAAAGGAGGAGGATTCTAATGATTGATAAAGATGGATGGTCACAAAGAGATCTTATTCCTGATTGTGAATGTATCCTCATTTGCTTGAAGAATGCTCCTTGTGGAACTGATAGAAAACAAGTTGAACGATTGATTAAGGAGTATCAAAATAGATGAAGTTTAAAGCAAAAGTTTATGTTAGACTGAGAGCAGCAGTTGATGACTCTGCTGGTAATGCCGTAAGAGATGCTTGTGGTAGACTGTCTGAGTTGAAGATGCAGAAACTGAGATTAGGTAAACTGATTGAAGTTGACTTTGAGGCACCTGATAAAGAGACTGCCGAAAAAGAAATCGAAAAACTGAGTGACAGATTATTCTCTAATCCTGTCATCGAAGATTATGAATTTAATGTATGGAGCACTGAACAATGAATGTAAAACTGTTACGCATCAGCACTGGTGAAGAATTGGTTGCTGAGATTGTTAATGAGACTGATGAAAGTATCACTGTAAAGAATGGACTAGTCTGTATTCCTCAGCAGAATAGTGTTGGATTTATGCCATGGGCAACCGTAGTTGATAAGTCTGAACCTGAGATTACAATGGGACGACAGTTTATTGTTTATATTGCAGAAGTTGATTCTACTGTAAAGAATAAGTATAGTGAAATGTTTGGCGGCATCACCACTCCTGAAAAGAAACTGATTCTTTGATATGAATGAAGAGCAATTAGAGCACGAAAGATGTGTGGATGATGACTATAATGTCATCGCCCACTACTATCGCGCTAAAAGACTGCATCCAAATATTCCATTTTATCTGCAGGACGAGAATGGAGAAACTTTTGAATTTGGATGGACACTCATTTACCAATACATTGATAAACTAAACCAATGAAAAAGAAAATTAAAGCACAAGTTAAATCAAAGTTTTACTACATCTTTTGGGGCACTGCAACAGTGTCTGTTCTGCTTGGACAATTGTATGTTGGCACTGGATACCGTCTGATGGCACAAAGCAACTTTGAACTTAAAAACTTTTTTTACGAACTCGCCAATTAGTATGGGACTTCTAAAAATCGATAAGAATAACCTGGTTCCAGCAAAGGTTAAGACTACACCACAGAATGTTGCAGAAGCAAACCAAGCACTGTTTCGTGCTACAATGAACTTGCCCACGGCTGCCAAGCACTGTGGGATGACTCAGAAGGAAATGAAATTGACCTTCTGGGAATTTTTGAAATACAACAAACCTGATTATGATCAATCCGAATTTATTTGATTTTCCTTCTATTTTTGGTGTCGTTAAATCTACTGATGGACTAAAGAGAAATCAAACTAGACCTCTACGAGCAGAGGTTCAGGAAATTTCTATTGCCAAATATAGTGGTGGACAACTTAAATATGTTGGAGACACAGAAAATGGTAGAGATTTTTTTGGACTCGTAGATGATCTCTACTATGAATCAAAAGGTATGGACGGTCTTTTTTGTAAGACCATACCATGGACAGGGTGGATTACCTTAAAAAACTTTCAAGGTAACAACTTGGGACTTCCCGAAAAGACCTTTGATTATATGCTATTGTGGGATACCAAAACATATACTGTAGGTATGTGCACTTGGGATGCTTGTATGAAGAAAACAGATATTAAAGACGCAGGAGTTCGTTTTAGGGTGCATTTTGATGATATTACATTCCTTGCTAAGAATGTGATTCCAGTAGAGAAAGAAGATTTTGCTATTAGACTCTATAATATGATTGAGGAAATGGTATGAGTATGAAATCTCTCAAGACTCCCCTCCGATACCCTGGCGGGAAGAGTCGTGCTTGCACCAAAATGGATCAGTTCATTCCTGATCTTAGAGACTATACAGAGTATCGCGAACCATTCCTTGGTGGCGGCAGTGTTGCCGTTCATATCACTAAGAAGTATCCTCACCTAGAAGTGTGGGTAAACGACTTCTACGAACCTCTGGTGACCTTCTGGAGGGTCCTGAAGGATCAAGGGGACGCACTTTACAGGGAACTGCAGGATGCAAAATCCAGAAATTCTGATGAAGATTCTGCAAGAGAATTATTTTTAAAATCAAAGGAAGTTGTCAATGATCACACTCAATCGGATCTATTTCGCGCTACTAGTTTTTATATTGTCAATAAGTGTAGTTTTAGTGGGCTCACAGAATCCTCCTCCTTCAGTAGACAAGCAAGTGTCTCCAACTTCTCAATGCGAGGAATTGAAAAACTCCCTGGATATTCGGGAATAATTCGAAATTGGAAAATTACTAATCTTAGTTATGAAGACTTACTCACCGACTCAGGGGATACTTTCACCTACCTTGACCCACCCTACGATATTGGATCTAACCTATACGGAAGGAAAGGTAATATGCACAAATCATTCGACCACGATATTTTTGCTGCCGATTGTTCTCGCTTTAGTGGTCCTCAACTCATATCTTATAATGCGTCTCAACTGGTCAAAGACAGGTTCAAAGAATACCAAACAGGAGAGTTCGACCTGACTTATACGATGCGTTCTGTTGGGGAGTATATGCGTGAGCAGCAGCAACGTAAAGAACTTTTATTATTGAATTACCCCCTTGACAAAATTCAAGAAACGGTGTATAAATAAGGTACGATATGAGTGTTGATTATATTCGACACACACATCTAATACACACACCAATTTAATAACAATGGCAGCTAACCCGTATGAGTTACGTTGGGAACTACTCCAACGTGCTGAAGATCGCCTTATACAAAGGTATAATGCGTTAGAGAACAGATACAACATCCTAAATGAAAGGGGTGAAGATCCTGGAGATTATCCAGAGTATCCGACCGACACTGACATTTTGCTACTTGCAAAGTCAATGAACACCTTTATTTCGGGAGGTGAATCTAATGTCTAATGTTCTCGATTTTCATGACAACTTCAAACCACTAGTAAGGTTTGGAAAAGAAATCCCTGGATACTATGTGTCTAGGGAAGGTGATGTTTACAGCACCAAAACAATGCAGTTTATGAGCAAGTCTGAAACATTATCTAAAAGAACTGGTAGACTTGAGTCACTGTTCTTCCGTGCTTCAATCAAGAAGGGTTTCTTCGAAGACTATACCCATACCAGAGGAAACGATCGGAAGAATTGGAACTTTGGCAAAATCAATATCTCCTACCACAGGGCGGTAGCAGAGACGTGGATGCCTATTGATGAGTTCCCACCAGAACAACTGCGAAACTGCTGGAAAGACCTCCCAGAGGAAGCAAAGCAGTGGGTAAGGGATACTGCGCTCATTGACCATATCGACGATGATCCAACAAACAATCACTTGGATAATCTGAGATGGGCAACTCCCAAACAAAACGAGCGCAACCGTAAAAACAACGATCGCAAAAACGGTAACATTTAATTATGGAATTGAAAGACTGGTTGAACTCAATCAATCTTACAAAGAAAAACTTGATTGATGAGGATGCTTTGATTGAAAAAGAGTATCCTCCCTTTATTATTAACAAATGTCTCTCAGGACATTTAGACACTGTTCTCTTCGCAAATGAGATGAATCAATACCATTTTCTACCTAAGAAAATGCAATATGATTTTTTTCTAAATAGTGTGAGGAAAAAGAAGAGGTTCTCTCCCTGGATCCGACAAGATAAAATCCAAGACCTTGATTATGTAAAACGTTATTATGGTTATAGTAACGAAAAAGCAAAGCAGGCTCTGAAAATTTTAACACACGAACAACTTGCATTTATTAAATCTAAATTTGAGACTGGAGGAACAAAATGAGTGTCGTTCAAGAACCTGAAGTGAAATGGTCGCCCGAAAAAATGGTTGAAGTGGTTCTTAACGAACCAGATGACTTTCTGAAAGTCCGTGAAACTTTGACTCGAATTGGAGTTGCTTCTAGGAAAGAGAAAAAGATCTATCAGTCCTGCCATATTCTGCACAAGCAAGGAAGATATTTCCTGGTGCATTTTAAAGAACTGTTTGCACTTGATGGAAAGCATGCAAATCTTACTGTCAATGACATCCAGCGGCGTAACCGTATTGCTCAATTGCTTGCTGATTGGGGTCTTATTGGTGTTGTTGATGTAGAGAAAATTAAAGATATCGCTCCACTAAATCAAATTAAAGTCCTTGCATACAAGGATAAGCAAGACTGGATCCTTGAGACCAAGTACAATATTGGTTCTAAAAAGAAAAGGACAGAGGAAACCGAATAAAAACAGAGGGGCTTGACGCCCCCTTTTTTATACCTTATAATGTCCGAGTAATTGAATTCACTACATCATGGGTGCCAAAGGTCCAACCACAACTGTTTCTAATGCCAAACTACAGCAACTAATCAAACTTGCAGAAACTTTCTGTATCAAAGCAGAAGATGGTGAGTGGGATGTTGAACCTGGAACTTACAAAGCAATCTTGAGAGCAAAAGATCATGCTAAGACAGAGATGTTCAAACAGCAGCGTCAAAGGCGTCGAACCATGAACATTTCATATGTTGAAGATCCAGAACGACGACCAACGATTGGTCAACAAAATACTAAAGATGTTCAAAAGAATCCAATTGAACAGGCTTTTGATGATGAGAGTAAAACCGAATAAAAATGTAGGGAATTCCGTATTCCCTTTTTTTATGCTTTATGGTTAAATATATGTGTCAGGGGAGAGGGATCTACGTATCCCCCTTTGACGCCAACGGATGCCTTCGGGGTCCACACAATCAAATCTCGCTTTATAAGGAGAAGTACAATGACCAGTTTAATGAAGTATAATGCTGCCAATTTGGATCAACTGCTAGACCGCATAAATAGGAATAGCATCGGTATGGATGATTACTTTAGTAGGGTGTTTGACCTTCACGAAACAACTACTAACTATCCACCATATAATCTAGTCACGATTAGTAATGTAGAATCAAGACTAGAACTAGCACTAGCAGGATTCAAAAAAGAAGAAGTTAATGTCTACACACAAGACGGAAAACTCTTTGTCGAAGGACAAAAAGAAGACAAAGAAACCGGAACGGAATATGTCCACAGAGGAGTGGCTCAAAGATCTTTCACCAGATCTTGGACCCTCAGTGATGAAACGGAAGTTAGATCAGTTAGCTTTGAGAATGGGTTACTGAGTATTGTACTTGGTAAGATTGTTCCTGAGCATCATCAACGAAAAGATTATCTCTAAATAATAGAGAATATCGTCGCCGCAGGGGAACGACTGGCAAAATCCAGTTGACTTTCCCCTTTTTTCTTGGTAGAATACTTTTGAAGTTAAAACGTCTTATGGCACCCAAGAAGAAAGAGTATGTCGAAACTGTCTTGCCTGTTTCTGGCGATGGTGTTGACTATGAAGTAATCAGTCGTAAGGTAACTGAAAACGTACACAATCAATGGCCTGATTTGAACTCAGATCCCTACGATGAAGTTGTAGAGGTTAGAAAGAAAACTTGCTATGGTAATCCAGAAGAGGTTTTTGAAACGTTTGAAACGGTAAGGTATCGTAAGTATCGTCCTGCTCCTGAACTTCCCACAGAAGTCAAAGTCGAAAAACAAAAAGTAAAACAAGAAGTAAAAGTAAACTCATGAGCATTAAGTTAGTCGTTCTTAAATCTGGTGATCAAGTGATTGCGGATGTGAAAGAACTTGTTAAGGAAGATGTTATCCGTGGTATTCTACTGAACAAACCCTGTAAAGTGAGGACAGCACGTCCAGTACTTCTTACTGAAGAAGAGAATCCTGAAGATCAAGGAAATGTAGAGGTCACCTTTGCACCCTTCATTCTTCTTACAGATGATGAAGATATCATCATCCCTCCAGATTGGATTGTTAGTATTGTCAATCCATTGGACTCTGTTGTAAATCTGTATCAGGAGAAAGTTAATGGACAAGTCGATTAAGTGTTTGCTTATGGATGTTGATAATGTCATCATCTCAGAAATTGAAGAGGTTCAAGCAGAACTTGGTGATCCAAACTGCAAGTTGATCAACCCATATCGATTTTATGGTATTGATGATATGAAACCTTGGCCAAAGGCAACTGATCAAAAAGAGTTGATGATTCGATCCGAAGACATTCTTACAATGGCAGATCCAACTCCAGAAGTTATTAAAAAGTATCTAGAATTTACTTCGTAATGCGATTTTACACAAACGTCCAGATGGTCGGGGATCACTTCTTGGTCCGAGGTTATGAAAATGGTAAGCATTTTATGACCCGAGAGAAGTTTTACCCGACTCTTTTTGTTCCGTCTAAGAAAAAAACAAAATATAAGACACTTGATGGTGAGTGTGTAGAACCAATTGAACCAGGCACAGTTCGTGAATGTAGAGAGTTTGTTAAACGATATGATGGAGTAGAGAACTTCAAGATCTTTGGTAACACAGGATATATCTATCAGTATATCTCTGAAAACTACAAGCAAGATGAAATCAAGTTTGACATTAGTAAGGTCAAGATCTCAACGATCGATATTGAGGTGGCATCTGAGAATGGATTCCCAGATGTAGAATCTGCTGCAGAGGAAATTCTACTAATCACGGTGCAGGATTATACAACTAAACAGATTCGCACTTGGGGACGTGGACCATTTGGTAACAAACAAGCGAACGTTATCTACAAGGGATTTAGAACTGAGTATGAACTTCTAACTGACTTTATCAACTGGTGGATGATTGAGGATAACACTCCTGAAGTTGTCACTGGTTGGAATAGTGAACTGTATGATATGCCGTATTTGGTGCGTCGTATTTCTAGAATCCTTGGTGAGAAGTTGATGAAGCGTCTCTCTCCTTGGGGTCTAGTGACTGAAGGTGAGGTGTTTATTGCTGGTCGTAAGAATATTCGTTACGATGTGGGTGGTATTACACAACTTGATTACCTAAATCTTTATAAGAAGTTCACTTATAAAGCACAGGAATCTTATCGCCTAGACTATATCGCTAGTGTAGAACTGGGTCAAAAGAAACTGGATCACTCTGAGTTTGATACATTTAAGGACTTCTATACTAACGGGTGGCAGAAGTTTGTAGAATATAACATTATTGACGTGGAACTTGTTGACCGTATGGAAGACAAGATGAAACTGATTGAACTTGCTATTGTTATGGCATATGACGCAAAGGCAAACTATGCTGATGTATTCTCACAAGTCCGTATGTGGGATAGCATTATTTACAACTACCTCAAGAAGAGGAATATTGTAATTCCACCAAAGGAGCGTTCGGACAAAGATTCCAAATACGCAGGCGCATATGTCAAGGAACCGATTCCTGGAAAGTATGATTGGGTGGTGTCTTTTGACCTTAACAGTCTTTATCCCCATCTTATTATGCAGTACAACATCTCACCCGAGACACTTAGAGATGAGAGGCACCCATCAGCAACAGTTGATAAAATACTTAATAAGGAAGTAACCTTTGAACTGTATAAAGATAATGCAGTATGTGCTAACGGTTCTATGTACCGCAAGGATGTCCGTGGATTCTTGCCAGAATTGATGGAGAAGATCTACACAGATCGAACCATCTACAAAAAGAAGATGCTCAAAGCAAAGCAAGATTATGAAAAGACTCCAACTAAAGCACTTGAAAAGGAAATCGCCAGATGCAACAACATCCAAATGGCGCGTAAAATCCAACTTAACTCTGCTTATGGTGCTATTGGTAATCAATACTTTCGCTACTATAAGCTTGCTAACGCCGAAGCAATCACCCTCTCAGGTCAGGTCTCAATCAGATGGATTGAGAATAAAATGAATGAGTATCTAAATACTCTGTTGCAAACAACGGAAGAAGATTATGTCATCGCATCAGATACTGATTCGATCTATCTTAATCTTGGACCTCTTGTTGATAAATTTTTTAGTGCTAAGTCTGGCGATAAAGCAGCAATTGTTTCCGTACTTGACAAGATCTGCCAAGAAAAATTTGAACCTTTTATTGAGGGTTCGTATGAAGAACTGGCGACGTATGTGAATGCTTACGATCAGAAGATGCAGATGAAGCGTGAGAATATTGCAGAGCGTGGTATTTGGACTGCTAAGAAGAGGTATATCCTCAACGTCTGGAATAGTGAGGGTGTTCAATATACAGAACCCAAACTTAAGATGATGGGAATTGAAGCAGTCAAATCTTCGACTCCTGCACCTTGTCGTCAGATGATTAAGGATGGTCTCAAACTGATGATGAACGGCACTGAGGATGATGTTATCAACTTCATTGATAAGTGTCGTAAAGACTTTAAGAACCTTCCTCCAGAGGATATTGCCTTCCCTCGATCCGTGTCTGATGTGGTCAAATATAGATCATACTCTAGCATTTATTCTAAGGGAACTCCCATTCACTGCCGTGGAGCACTTCTCTTCAATCATCATATTAAGGAGAAGAAACTGACCAATAAATACTCACTTATCAATAATGGTGAGAAAATTAAGTTTCTTTATCTGAAGAAACCAAATATCATTCAAGAGAATGTTATTTCGTTCATTCAGGATTTTCCTAAAGAACTGGGTCTTGACAAGTACATCGACTATGACCTACAATTTGAAAAGTCCTTTGTCGAACCACTAAAATCCATCCTTGATGCAATTGGATGGAATGTAGAAAAAACCGTAAACCTGGAGTTATTTTTTTCCTAATGGAATTGCCTATCAACGATAAAGAACTTGCTACAATTGTAAGTGCACTTCGCCTCGGTGGAGATGCTGCCCTATATCAAAAACTTGTAAAAATCAAGGAGATCAGGGATGCTAATCCAGGCGGTGCCTATAAGAAAATTGCCCGTGAAGAATTTGGATTTGTATTATGATTAAAGTAAAGTATCAACTTAAAGAACATTCGGATGTAAAACTTTTTAAGTTCTTTAAGACCAAAGAACAGGTTGAAAGTTTTAAATCTCAAAACCAACATTATATTTTTAACGGACTTGTTTCAGGGTCTATATTTGGTGGTGTATCTGGGAATAAGATTACTGCCATTGCTGGCGAGTCTAGTACTGGAAAAACTTTCTTCTCGCTTGCAGTTGTCAAAAATTTCCTGGATTCTAATCCTGATGGGTATTGTCTATATTTTGACACTGAAGCCGCTGTTAATAAGAGTCTACTCGCAAGTAGAGGGATTGACCTTGCCCGCTTGGTTGTCGTAAATGTTGTGACTGTTGAGGAGTTTCGTAGCAAGGCACTCAAGGCAGTTGATATCTATCTTAAGAAGGCAGAGGATGAACGCAAACCTTGTATGTTTGTGTTAGACTCTCTGGGTATGCTTTCCACAGAAAAGGAGATCACCGACGCACTCAACGATAAACAGGTTCGTGATATGACAAAATCACAACTGATTAAAGGTGCGTTCAGGATGTTGACACTTAAACTTGGGCAGGCTAACATTCCTATGATCGTTACCAACCATACCTACGATGTCATTGGCTCTTATGTACCTACAAAAGAAATGGGAGGTGGTAGTGGACTCAAATATGCTGCGTCTACAATCATCTATCTCAGCAAGAAGAAGGAGAAAGATGGAACAGAAGTCGTTGGAAACCTTATCAAGGCAAAGACTCACAAGTCGCGTTTAAGTAAGGAGAACAAGGATGTTACAGTACGTCTTTATTATGATGAGCGTGGTCTTGATCGTTATTACGGTCTTCTTGAACTCGGTGAGATCGGCGGACTTTGGAAAAATGTTGCAGGTCGATACGAAATTGACGGAAAAAAGGTCTATGCCAAGGCAATCCTTAAAGACCCTGAAACATATTTCACCCCTGAGGTGATGGAACAACTCGACAACATCGCAAAGAAAGAATTCTCTTATGGAACGAATTGAGACCACTGTTCTACGAAACTTAGTTTTCAATGAAGAGTATTCTCGCAAAGTAATTCCGTTTATTCAACCAGATTATTTTGAGCAAAGATCTGAAAAAGTTATCTTTGAGGAGATTACTCAGTTCATTGTGAAGTATGGCAATGCCATTACAACTGAAGCACTTCGTATTGAACTTGATAATAGAACAGATCTTTCTGAAATGGAGGTCAGAGAAACTAGAGACATCACTGGTTCTTTGACCGATGCACCAGTTGATGATGCTTGGTTACTAGATACTACTGAAAAGTGGTGTCGTGATCGTGCCATTTACTTGGCATTGATGGAATCAATCAGTATCGCTGATGGTCAAGATCAAAAGAAAAATAGGGATGCTATTCCCTCTATTCTTTCAGATGCTCTAGCAGTATCCTTTGACAATCATATCGGTCACGATTACTTAGTTGATTATGAAGAACGATATGAGTCATACCACAGAAAGGAAGATAAGATACCGTTCGACCTCGAATTTTTCGACAAGATTACAAAGGGCGGCCTTCCAAATAAAACACTCAATATTGCTCTCGCTGGCACTGGTGTTGGTAAGTCTTTGTTTATGTGTCATGTCGCAAGCAGTGTGTTACTCCAAGGCAAGAACGTACTATACATCACGCTTGAGATGGCTGAGGAAAAGATTGCTGAAAGAATTGATGCTAATCTTTTGAATGTTCCCATTCAAGACCTGACAGATCTTCCCAAACCAATGTTTGAGAATAAGGTGACAAACGTTGCTAAAAAAACTCAAGGTTCTCTTATAATTAAAGAGTATCCGACTGCAAGTGCACATAGTGGACACTTTAAAGCACTTCTTAATGAACTGTCACTTAAGAAGTCATTTAGACCTGATATCATTTTCATTGATTACCTTAATATATGTGCTTCCGAAAGGTATCGCGGAAACGGTTCTGTCAATTCATATAGCTATATTAAAGCTATTGCAGAGGAGCTTAGAGGGTTGGCTGTTGAAGCAAACGTCCCTATCGTATCTGCCACGCAGACCACTCGTTCTGGTTATGGTAGCTCTGATGTTGACCTTACTGACACTTCTGAGTCCTTTGGTCTCCCTGCTACTGCTGATCTTATGTTTGCCCTTATTAGCACAGAGGAACTGGAACAGTTGGGACAGATTATGGTGAAGCAGTTGAAGAATCGCTATAATGATCTTTCCATCTACAAACGTTTCATCGTTGGTATTGATAGAGCAAAGATGAGACTGTATGACTGTGAACAGACAGCACAGAACGATATCCTTGACAGTGGACAGGAAGAAGAGTATAATAATGATGAAGACAAACCTAAAAGAAGTTTCGAAGGATTTAACTTTTAAAATGGCAAAGCAAGTTGATTTTGATAAGTATCAAAAGTTTGTAGATGCAGTCACCTCAGACCAATCTACAGATTTTGTTGCACTCGCAGATCGTCTGGTTGAACTGGATGAGAAGGGTGCTAATATTGAGCGTCTTCTGACCGCAGGTGTTGGTATCAATGCTGAAGGTGGTGAGTTTCTTGAGATTATCAAGAAAGTTATCTTCCAAGGAAAACCTTGGGATGAAGCAAACAGAGAGCATTTGTTCATCGAACTCGGTGATTTGATGTGGTATGTTGCTCAAGCGTGTATGGCACTGGGTTATTCTTTGGATGAAGTCGTTGCTCGCAACGTCAAGAAACTTGAGAAGCGTTATCCTGGTGGACAGTTTGATGTTTACTATTCTGAAAATCGTGAGGAGGGAGATCTGTGATGGCTACAGCAAACAAGGAAAAAGTAAAAGTAACAGTTGATGACCTTAGACAAAAGTATCCATCTTTTGATGAGGAGTTCAATAAGTCTTGGAGGAGAATCGTTCGTAGAGCACTTTCTGACCAAGTTGCCAGGAATCCAAATAGCAAGTGCTTGAGGGGAGTCAAGGATGTTGTAAGAAATCATTTTTCTTTTCTCTTTGATGATGATGAGTTAAATAAAATTGTTGATATGATTTCAAACCGATTTAATACTCGTAAACTATCTCCCGAATGGGATGATTGGAGAGAGAATCTTCCTAATATTTTTCCAGAAAAATCCCTTGGAAATATTTCTTGGTTTGAAGATGATGATGGAATTCCCGAAAGTGTATCTGTGATTGAAGAAAAAGAAACTAAAATTAAAGAAGGATGTGCTGTGATTATTATTCAGGACGGTAATTTCAAATCAGAATATACTAATGTTCCTTCAGATGTAGCATTGACTATCAATGCAGAACTTTCTAAAGCACTATCGTAAGGAGGGAGATCTGTGAAAGACTTTAAAGTCCCATTTGCTATCGTATCATTTCTGTTAGTTCAGGGAGCAGGTGCAGTATGGTGGGCATCTCAAGTTGATGGACGAGTCCGAACTCTTGAAGCACAGAGTTTAAATATTGCTAGAGAAAACCGTAGGTACATTGAACAAGTAATTCAACCATCCTACGGAATCAGTAAAAATTGGAACAATCAATACCACAATGAGTGGGTACTAAAAGGAGGTTGGAAATGAGTTACGACAAAAATATTGATCTTACATTAGGTCTTCACGATGCAGCACTAATTCGTGAGGTTTTATTTCGATTGACCAAACAAGATAGTTACGAATTTCCTGGACAACAAACTATTGTCATTCGCAACTTTATTCGAAATTTGGATGAACAGATCGAAGCAAATCTTCCTGAAGATCACAATCACTGACCCTTCGGGGTTTTCGGGGAATTAACTCAGTTGGTAGAGTATCTGCTTTGCAAGCAGGCTGTCAGCGGTTCGAGTCCGCTATTCTCCATAAATATTTAAAAACCAGATGGAACAAGAGTACATAAAAATACTTGCAAAAGATTTTCCTGGTAAGTCATACGATAGTTTTATTGGTTATGTCTATGGTAAACTCACAGAAAGGATTGAAAATTGCAAAGGAAAAGAGAAGGATAAATATATAAAGATACGACGACGTATGCACGAATACATTTTAAGTAATCGGTCGTCAATTACAGCGAACTTGCGTAAAGCGAAATAATGAAATTCTTTCATCAGTTTCAAGAATCCGTTGCGGCACAGCAAGCGGCTAGGATGGGACTGCAAGGTGATGGTCATGGAGGTTGGTACGATCGTTCCAGCGGGGAGTTTGTTGCCAAAACAGAAAAGGGAAAACTAAAGTTTTATAATAAGAGACAAAGAGTAGGTCAGCAGGATCCTCCACAAACAGAAAAAGAAAAGAAGATATCAGATCCTAATTTCAATGATCCTAGCATTGAAGATGAAGCAATAAACGGAACTCCTGAAGAACAGCAGGCAATGATGCAGCAGCAAATGCAAGCTGCAGCAGAGCAAGAAGCAATGGCACAACAGCAGGCAGCTGCTGAACAACAACCAGAAAAACCAGTAAGACACCTACCGGTAGAGAAAACCAAAGGAACTCTCACAGTTGCTTTTGGTCGTTTCAATCCTCCACATCTAGGACACTTACAGTTGATGGATACTGCTGCTCAATCTGCAGAAGCAGAAGAGAGTGACTATATGATTGTTCCATCACGTAGTCAGGATGAGAAGAAAAACCCATTAGATCCTGATACCAAAGTCTCTATTATGAGACAGATGTTCCCTCAACATAGTGAACGTATCGCAAATGACACAAGCACAAGAACTATCTTTGATGTTCTGAAGAGAGCACATAATGATGGATATGCCAATGTAAGAATCGTTGGTGGTGCTGACAGAGTTAAAGAGTTTGAAAAACTCTCCAACAATTATAATGGTGATCTTTACAATTTTGATAACATTGAAGTTGTTTCTGCTGGAGACAGAGATCCTGACTCTGATGGTGTAGAAGGTCTTTCTGCATCAAGAATGAGACTTGCTGCATCTGAAGATGACTTCAAAACATTTAGATCTGGTATGCCACCAGAGATGAAACCTAAAGATGCTAGAGCAATCTTTGATACTGTTAGACAGTCTATGGGTATAATGAATGAAGCGTGGGAGATTGCACCCAAGTATAACTATCAGACTCTTCGTGAGAATTATATTCAAAAGAAAGTATTCCAGATTGGTCAGTTGGTAGAAAATCTGAATACAGGTTTGATTGGACGTATCATTCGTCGTGGCACAAACTATCTGATCTGTGTTACCGAAGATAAGATTATGTTTAAGTCCTGGATTAAGGACGTTAGTGAAGCAGTAGTCAATGGAACAACTAAATCTGGTGTTGGACCAGATCAAAGACTTGTTGGAACTGATGCTTACAGAAAGTATGTTGAGAGTTTGGTTCCTGGTAGTACCTACGGAATCCATTTCATAAATAAATATAAGATAAGAAAATAGTATTCTAGAGTTATCCCGATGACTAACAAGATATTTGAGGACCTTCCAGCAAGGAAGCATCCACAGGCTGCTGCAGGTGGTGGCGGTGGAGATGCTCCAGAAGGAGGAAAATCTGCTCCTGCTCCTGCTGCTAAAAGTGAAGATGGTGGTAAGAAAGCTCCTGCCGCTACTGGTGGAACTGAAGAAAACTCAGAGAAGAGAGTTAGACAAGCAGTGTATGATATCCGCTATCGTGCAAGAAGGGAAGATATTGATCTGAAGGCAGCATATTCTCAATATATGGGGAATACATCTATGAGTGCTCAAGAACAGGCACAGGTAAAAGCAAAACTATTTGGAAAAGAGGGTGGCGTGAAAGAACAAGTATCAGTTGAAGGTGCCGATTGGGTAGTAGAAGATCTTGCCTCTGCAATGGGTAAAGTCTTCACTGTGAAAGAAGAGAAACCACTTGAACTGGTTTATGAGCGTATGATGATGGCAAAGAGAGATGGTAAGGAAACCACTCTTTACAGCGTTCGTGTTACTGATCCTAAGTCTGGTAAAACTTATACTAGAGATGCAAATCGTGAAAAGATTACTCAACTGAGAAATGCAGGTCTTAAGGTCGAAATGTCTGACCATAAGCCTGGTGAAGCGCAGAGAGATATGTCGAAGAAGAACGACGGCAATCTTGCTAACAACTATCCTCCATACAATAAAGTCACCAGAGGCGACGTAATCGCTGGTGCTAAAGGTAAGGACCAGATGGGTGGTAAAAATGTAAAAGAAGGAACCACACTTACAGGACCAAGAAACGGAAAAAAGATTGATGTAATGAAGTCGGGTGAGTCAAACATTGTTAGTGTTTTCCCAAAAGACGGATCTGATCCACAAATTCAAAAACCAACCCTTCAGGCAGGTCACGTTCCAAGTAAAGCACTTGATCTCTTCCAAGAGATGAGTACAATTTGTCCTAAACACGGAACAGGTCCTTGTAAATGTAAGGATGGTAAGGAAAAGGATAAAATGAGAGATACTCGTGGTGATAGAGCACCTAGAGAAGTTATTAAGAATAAGTTGAGAGCAATGGGTCTCAAAAATCCAATGATTATGCAGGATTCAGAAGAGTCTAATAAGGATTATGCTAGGATAGCATCCGCTGACACTGCAAAAATGGTGAACGAAGAAGATTCTGATAGAATGAAGGATCGTCGTATGGAACGCGGTGGTGTTGGTGGTAATATTGATTACAGCAGACCACCTGCTAAACCAAACCTTGCAGGTAAGAAGGGAACATCAGAACCAAAACCACATCCAACTAAAAAGACTGCAATCGAAACTGTTGCGGCAGAGTTGAGAGCAAGGTATGGTGGTAGTTCAGTAATTGGTGGAACTATTAAGAAAAGAGAATCTTGAGCTATATAATGGTAGAACTTTGATGGTCTACCATTATGTTAGGATTTCTTCTTCCCCTCGCATCAAAAATTATCTCTGATGCAGTCGCTAAACTTCCTGATGATGAGGAACTTGGTGAGAAATTGATTGACATCTGTCTTGTCATTCTTGGTAAAGCAGTTAAACTGACCAAGACTGATATGGATGATAAACTGCTGGAAACAGTTACAGCGGCGATTAAATCACGCGATTGAAGATTTTTATAAATATTGATATAAAGAATTTATAGGTAAGGGAACATGGCTCTTTGGGGCAATAAAGACCAGATCGGTTATTCTAAGGGTACGATCGCCGTTAACTTAGGTACTGGAGTCATTACTGGTTCGGGTACTACCTTCGCCACTTCTGGGTTTGAACTCAATAATGGTGATGTAATTACAGTTGGTGCTGGTGCTACTTATGGTTCGGCAGTTGTTCTGTCTGTTGCCAGTAACACTAGTGTAACTGTTGCATCCACAGAATTCCTGATCTCGGATAGCACTAACACTATTCCTGCTGGAACCTCTTATGAGATTTCGCAGAAACCTGGTTACTCTATCAGCGACACCAACTACAAGGCACCAGTTGCTAATGGTAGTGTCAATAGAGAAGTCTTTGGCGTAGATACTACCGAGCAAAGTGTTGCAAACGCAGCATCTGGTAATGCACGTAAGTATGCTCCTGCTCACGCTGGTTGGGTTGGCGTTACTACATATACTGACCAGCACGGAAACTTTAGAGTTAAGTCTGAAGTTCTTGTCGCTAGCAGCAGCATCACTAACGACGCAACCGATGATGCTCAATTCCCAGATAGCTGATAACTAGGGTGATTTATGAGATTTGATGAATTGAATGAGAGCAATTATATGCTCTTTGCTATAAAATTTTACGATAACCCACAATCAGTTACTAGGGATGACTTTGAGTCTGACTTGAAGCGGATAAGGTACGTAAAACGTTTATTAAAAAGATATAGGAATTCGGGTGAACTTAAGGTTCACCTGATTCTCAATCATTTAATTATCTTATTCAATGTTTTTAATGATGCTACAGTCCCTCTGTTGTTCTACAACTTAGAGGAAGATCTTTGGCCATCTATAAAAAGTTTTCTAGTCTTTTTAAAGAGAGTCCCAGATTATCCGCAGACTGTTGTTAATAATATCGAACCAGACTACAACTGTTTACAAGAGTTAAATTCACTCTAATGGATATTAATAGAGTTATTGATATTATAAGGACTCTTAAAGAGGATGCACCTACAATGTCTATGGGTGCTGGAGGTATCGCTGGTTCTGTAGAAGCTTCTAATTACGATCCAAATTTTACTCCTCCTGTAAGAAAGAAGAAAAAAAAATATAT